GAAGGTGTTTTTACCACCTGCCCTTGAGGCTGATTCACGTCCAGAGCCAGTCACGATACCCCTTGGTTTACTCCGTTGATTTGGATTCTCATCGGTGTTTGCATTGTATCGGTGTGATACGTACTTTTGCAAGCGGTTGTCAAGCTCTTCCCAATACTCTTTGGAATTGGGGTCCCAACCTTCTTGGGTCAGAGTCTCGTCCACTTGTTTGGCGATGCGGCTGTCAAGGTCCTTGCCGTCAGGGTTGAACCAAGAATTGCGCTCCATCCAGTCGGAGGCGTTGCGCTGCAAGCGAGGGTCAGGGATGCTGGACTCTTGCTTGGGTTGCGTGGCTGACTTCTTCAGGTTGCGCAGAGACTCCGCTTGCTGGCGTGCCTCCATCCACATCTCCTGAGCCTTTGCCATGGCGTTGCCGTCACGGGACTCAGCCGCCTCAGACAACTTCATCTTGGCGTAGTTGATGCGAAGCTCAGAGTCTTCGATGGCTTTGTCGATGCGAGCCAAGTCGGCAGAGTGCGTCTTGCGCTCCACCACGGACAGCCGTTGAATCAGTTCTTGATTCTGGCGTTCAAGCATTTGCAGCTTGAGTTCCTTCTCAACGTTGGTCTGCCGGACAAGTTGCTTCTTGGTGCGGCGGCGGTCACGCTTGGCTGCACGCAGGGCGTCTGAGTCGTCAGGGTGATCGTCGTCCGCATCACCGCTGTCAGCCGCCTTTGGCTCGTCACGGTCGTCATCGCTGTCGTCCCCAGCCTCTTGGGCTTGAGGGTTTGGGATGTTGTCAGGAAGATCAACGGAGGCAGAGCCGTCCACCGCTTCCTTGACTTCAATAATTTCGTCTTGCGCTTGTTCTGCCATGATTCACCTCAGATAAAAGAACGCATCTCAAGGGGACTGCATGTCACCTTGGCGATGATTTCGTGGTCATTCAGGATCATGAACAATGCTGGGTCTTCGAGGTGGTCCTCTCCCGGCACTTTCACTTCCCAGCGGTCACCGCCCCACTTAGGGACACGGATGTAGTCGCCAGCAACACACCAAGAGCCCTCAGGCCAGCCTTGCATGGTGTCGCGGTTCTTGAATGCAAGCGGTCCAACTTCGATGACCTTCGCCACCATGTTGTTCCACTTCTCTGCCTCTTTGGTCTCTTCAACCAAGATAATTCCAGAGCCCGTTGTTTTCTTTTTGGTGCGGCGCAGTTGCACAAGGATTCGCCCACCAAGAGGTTTTGCGCCGGGTTCTACGCTCGGAAATGCCCAAGCAATCTCAGCGTCGTTAAACGCTTCCGGTTCATTCATCATCATTGTCTTCTTTCAGAAGTTGATCCAAGATTTGCAGAGACTCAGCGAGTCCTGCGTAATGACCGACCATGCGCTGATATGTCTCCCATGTTGCGGCATTTCCATCCGCTAGGGACAAGCGTATTACAGCTTGACGAGACTCTATGGCACCGATCAGATCTGAGAGGGTTTTCATTTTTTCTTCTGGCTGAGTGCGCCTCCTTTGGGTTGTGCTGGCTTGGCGTTACCGCCTTGCGACTTCAGGGATGTGCCATCGAGCTTCTCGCCAGCAGCGATACGCTTGTGCATTGGCACGGCTTCATTGTGGTATGGGTTGGTTGCCATTTCAGATTCCTAAGTTACGTTGTGCCTCGTTCTGGAGGCGGATTGCAGTGTCGAACTGCTCTGCTTGCAACTCCTGATCCTTCTGGGTCAGGCGTGCAGTCTCGATGCGCTCTTTCGTGAGGTTGTCCACGGAGTTGAGCGCGATGTCCATTTGCTCCTTGCGGTCGAATTCGGTAGCGTCTTGTTGCAACTGCTGCGCCTTGAGCTGAAGCTCTCCAGCGTCCTTCTTGGCTCGGCGCTCTGTCTCTGCCATGGAGGTCTCGCGCAGGACCATGGCTTCGGGTGGAAGCTGTGGCTTGGGTGCGAGTTGCTGCATGGACTGAAGCAGTTGCTGTATCAGCGGCAAGATCTGAGAGAAGGCTTTCTCGCTGTCGAGATTGACGTGCTGAGACGCAAGGGCGAACACCTTGTCGATCTCTGCGGTCAGTTGCTTGTTCTCGTATTCCTCTTCGGTCAAGACCTTGTCGCCACGAGCCTTGGTGACGTAGCCGTTCATGCGGTTCAAGTACCACATGACCATATGCTGCTTGATGTGCTCCAAGCTGCGAGGCAAAGAGAACGAAGCCATGATCGGGTTGGAGCCGTAGATCGGGTTCAGCGCAAAGTCCAAGTGGCTCTGGATGTGAGCCAAGTGGTCTTGATGGATGTACGCAAAGGCGTTCTGACCCAGAGCCATGGCAACGTTCTCGTCCGCTGGTGTGCGCTCCTCAGGGGCTGGGGTGTCCTTGAGCAACTCGTTGATGCCCGGGATCTTCAACTGCTTCAAGAGGCGCTGCTCAACGGCTTGGCGGTTGTACAGGTCAGGAGCTTTGTCAGCACGGGTCAGCACAGCCTGCATTTGAGCCATGCGCTGCGTCTCAGAGAAGATGTGAGGGTCAGACACCGGCACAACGTCAGTCGTGCGGCGGAAGTCCTCAGACTCAATCTCCAGATCGGCAACGATCTCGCCCTTGCGCTGGTCTTCCAAGTACCAGCGGTTCAGGCGACCAAGGATCTTCAGCACACGGGCTTGCGAGTCGTGCAGACGGGCGTGGATGGCAGAGAACACCGCAGCACCCTGCTCGATCAAAGCCTGAGTCGTGCCCACCGGGGTGTTGGCGTTGACGTCAGCGATCTTCTCCTCGGCGGTGGTGACCACGCCACGAGCCGCTTTGTCGAGGTAGCCCACCAATTGGAACAACACATCGCTCGGAGGGTTGAACGGCATGGGCATGGCGATCTTGCGGATGTCGTCCACACCGGGAGCGCCTTCGACCTCCACGATCTGGGTGACGTCCACCTGCTGGCTCTGACCGCTGATCTTGGCTCCCTTGAGCTTGAGCATGGTCGCAGCGTTGTTGATGTGTGCGCTGTCCAGCAAGGCACGGATGCCGCCAGTCAGAGCAGCAGACAAGCCGCCGATCAGGTGAGGCAAGCCAATGGCGTAAGCACCGCGCCACGGGATGAACTTGAACTCCACGACCCAGTCCAGCTTGGTCATGGACTCTTCGCCGTCTTCCCAGTTGCGGTACAAGCCCACGCACTCATTCTCCAGATCGTCGATCATCATGATGTACGGAGCCATCTCGCCTTTGGACTCGCTGTCGTCCTCCAGCTCCAAGTAGCAGTAAACGTGATAGACCGTGCGCTCACCGTCTTCGTTGTCTTGATACTTGCGACCTTCGATCTTGTCGTTGGCTTTCTCGGCTGCGGTCTGTTCAGGCTGCATGGTTGCCCGGATGACGTCAATGTCACGGTACAGACCTGTGCGGATGCGGCGCTTGAACTCCCACTCGGTGATGACGTGGACCTCGGTCGCACGCTGGGCGGTGTAGAAGTTGGTGGCTGAGAACGGGACGATGACCCGGTCAATCGGCAAGAACTCGGCGCATGGGCGTTTCTTCTGCTCGTCGTACCAGAGCTTCATGTACTGTGAGCCGCCCAATGGAAGCTGCGTCAGGAGCTGCTCTTGCTCGTCACGGAACTCTTCGATCTGCTCGGTAAGCTGCCAGTTCATGTAGTCGCGCTTGCGCTCTGCACGGGCTGTCTTCTCCTCGTCCACCTGACCCAAGATCTTGGTCTTGACCGGACCGTCAGGCGGGAACATCTCTTTGATGGCACGGGAGGCGAAGTCAACGCAAGCCTCAGCCATGACAGGGTGAACCACCTTGGACGCACCAGAGAAGGTTGCACCACCGGGAGCATCCTTGCCCAAACCAGTGCGCTTGAGACCTTCCTCGTACTGCTTGTCGCGCTCCTCACGGGCTTGCTTGTCTTTCTCGATCAAGCCGATGTAGCGCAGGGCGATGCTGCTCAACTCATAGGGGTCGATGACCTCAGCCAAGTTCTGGTAGAACTCGCCGTCTTCCATCGGGCCTTCGGTGTCCATCTTGACCACCACAGAGCCGTCAGGCAGCTCCTCAAGCTCGGAGTCATCGTCAGGTAGCTCGTACTCTTCTTGCTCTTCCTGAGACTCTGGTGGCTCGTCGGCTATGCCTTGTACGAAGCGACCGTACTCGGGTTCGATTGGGAACTCTGTAGCCATGAATCAATTCCTCTGCATCAGTTCCAGAAGCATTGCATCTGGGTTTTCGGTGAAATGTACCGGATTTTGAACCTGTTGTTCATTGTTCTCATCAAACACTTGAGAACCGATTGTCGCCGCTCCTGAGCCTGCCGCCAAGCCTTCAAGTGCTGGCATGGCAACCTTGCCGTACATGGGCTGACCCTTGGTGTTAATCTCCTGCCGCATCTGGGGGGTGATGTCGAACATGTGGTACTGGGTGGGCGCAACAGTCGGGGTCTCAACGCCAAGCTGTCCGAGCAGCGCGTCATCCTGCGCACCCTGTTCGACTCGCTGGGCGCTTGGGGTGTAGTTCATGGGTGCTTCACGGACAGCAGCTCCGTACTTCTTACCGTAGTTGTTCAAGTAGTCGGGCAGGATCTTGTCGTAGAAGCCCTTCATGCCCTCGCCGCCGACTTGGAGGTCAACGCCGCCCAAAGCGCCACTGGTTTCTTGGTCATTCAGAATTTTTTCAGCCACCTCTTTTCCAAGGTGATCTGCCAACTCTCCTTGACTAACCGTTTTTGGCCCGGTCAATGCCATGCCTTCTTTTTCTGGAGTGAATGTAATTCTTCCATCGGGATCTCTCTCCCAAATGACCGCATCCACATGCTGGCTCAGGTCATACCGCTTGGCCTGCTCTGCGCCCGGGGTGATAGCAATGCTGTCGTAGCCGTTCTCTGCTGCGTAGTCCAGCACGCGCTTCATTGCCAGCTCGTGCCAGTTCTTTTTGAATGGGGCGTCAGGCATGCCGCGATCTGAAACATACCGCAAGGTGTCCATTTCGCTTTGCAGGCGCATCAGCTTGGGCGTGATGTCGTTGGCCTCGTCAATCAGCGCAGCAAACTCCACACCACCATCAGGCATCTCTTCGGCTTGCTTCAGCAGATCTCGCCTACGCTGCGTCATGGCTTCATATTCATTGGCCAGATTGTTGATCTGCGATCTTTCGTAACCAGTTCGATACCCAAAATCATCCGGCACTTGAGCGCTGGCGGTTTTTTTATCTACGCCAGTTGCATTCATGATTCTCTTCACTTCATCGTTTCGCAGGTCGCGTGCCGCCTGATGCCAGTCCGATTGAATCTCATCGACCAGCAAGACTTTCTTTGGAGTGCCCTGACCCTCGGTGATCTTCAGAGACGGGCGCATTGACTCCGGCATGTTGTCCAGATAGGCCTGCGCCTCTTCGGCAGTCTTGAAGGCTTCAGACCTGTTGCCAGACTTTGTGTTGACGACTAAAAAGCCCTTGTTTGGGATCTCGTAATCCGAGGCTCGGATGTGCGCCAATATGTTCGGGTTGTCGCCAAAGTGGTTTGAAATGTACGGGGAGTACAGATAGTCCTCTGGCAGCTTGAGCAGAATCTCGCGGTAGTTCTTGCCGCCCGGTGTGCGCCACTTCTGATACTTGGCATCCTTTCCGCCCAGAACATCCTCAATCACCGGGGGCACTGGCGCTTGATCGTAGAGGATCTTTTGCATCTGCTCTTTGGTGATTGGCCTATTGGCGTCAGGCGCTCTTGCTCTTGCGGCCAAGGCCTTCTTGATACCGCGATCTTCAATCTCAGCCTTCTTGACGCCGGGTTGCTTTTCAATCTCACGCAAGAACTCTTCGGCTGTGCCCTTTTGACGTGGCAAGTTCTCCAGAGCCTCATCCAGCTTGGAGTAAAAGGGGCGTCCAAATTTTTGGGATTTGATGGTCCGAAAGAGTAAATCAAGCGCACTCATTACAGCTTCCTCTCTTCAAGAATCAAGTCATCAGCGGTGATTTCACCACCCTCAGCCTTGCGGACAGCGCCACCCTCGTTGAAGCCACGCACCTTACGCAACTGGGTGTAATACTTGTACATGTCTTCGAGGTAGGCCTCGTCAACCACCTGATGCGGGAACACCTTCTGGATCGTGCCGGTGAAGTCCTGTGGACGGTACTTCTCGCGGACAAACGCAGTTGCATCAGGGAAGCTGATGGAGAACGGTGACAGTTCGGGCGCACGACCAAGTGCAGTGCCGGGAATGTCGTGGCTATAGGTCTGGTGGGCCGAGTCAGGGATCAACTCAGCACCGGGCTTCATGCGGCCAGCAGACAAGCCAGTGAGGTTGATCTCCATGTTCCGCAGCTCAGGTTCGGTCATGGCCCACTCAATCGACTTGCCATAAGGCAGATCTGATTTCTTGGTTACGTCCTCAGTCTTCATGCGGTTGTTAAACCACTTGCGGAGTTTTGGGTCTTCCTTCATCGCCAGCAAGGCATCTTCTGGGCTTGCGATTCCGGGCCAATCTTCAAATTTCACCCGTTCTTTGGTTGTTGGGTCAACATATCCCTTGGATATGACTTTGTCAAAGTCGTTCATCTTGCCCTTGCCCAACTTGGAGTAATCAATTGCACGCAAGTTGGCATCAGCCATGTGCTGGGCAAAGTTGTTTGACATCTGCCCCATCGCCAAGTGGTATGCAGTCACCATGTCGGTCTCGTACAACCGCGCAAGCTCTGTGACCTTCTTCTGAAACAACTCCGCTGGCCCGATGTTTGATGCCCAGAAAGCACGAGTCTCTTCTGGGTCGGCCAGACGGCCACGGCCAAACAAAGCGCCGCCTTCCGAGGTTGTACCGACTGGAACTCCATCAACGCTTTCAAGCAGCATGTCAGAGATCGTTTGGTCACCCGGCAGGGCTATGTTGACCTCTCCGATTTGAGCCTCGTAGGGCTTCATCACTGGCAGATCTTTGATTGGCTTGACCTTGTATTCCACTTCCTTAAGACGATCAACTTCCTTCTTTGAGCGTCCAGCCAAGTTGTGGGTCTTTCCAATCAAAGGTGTTTGCACAAACTCGCCAGCTTGCTGCTTACCAACGCGCTCTGCGGCCTCCATGATGTCTTGTGTAGTTGGACGCACGCGAGGCAGCGTCAGGGGTACAGCGGCCTCCTTTGCCGCCTTCAATGCCTTGGCTGCCTTTGCCAAGCCACCTGCCTGCATACGCACAGCGCCACCACCAGCCAGCTCAAGCTGCATGACGTCTGGGTTGTCGGAGAAGTGGACACGACCACCACGGGCCATGCCTTCGGGTGGGGTAAGCCCAAGCTCGTCCGTAAGTCCCGGTTGTCTTGCATTCAATGCTTTTAGCAACAGATCATCCTGTTCAGCTTTTGTGAGGTACTCACCAACCCCAACTGCGTCAAGCTCATCGGGGCTGAATTTGTCGATCAGATCGCTTTTTCTAATCAATCCGGTGTTTCTCAAGTCACCCACATCAGACCACTGGCCGCTACGCACGAAGTCCTGCACGAATGGCAGGTAGTCTTCTTTGGGAGCCTTGTTCTGTTTGCCTTTGATTTGAATGATGCGCTCACGAGCAGGCTGATATGGGGTGCTTTGATTCGCCGCCGCATAGTCATCTATTGATGGCGGCTCCACCTCAATCGTCACATGCGGCTCACCCTTGGCGTTGCGCAACGAGAAGATGCGGGAGCGGCCCTCCAGCACGTCAGGGCAGTAGCCACCAACGCAGTGGCCCATGGTGTCGCCTTCGTACTTCAGAGCCTCGGACAGTCGATCCATGCCCGGATGCACATGGCGTTCACCTTGCGGGTCGTAGTAAGTCTTGCGCCCGGTAGGTAAGGTTTTGGATGTCCAGCCCTCGGGTAAGTCCTTAGGCAGGGCCAGCTCAATCCACCGATAGCCCTCTGGGTACTCTTTGTAGACAGGGAAGCCTTCCTGCTGCTTGAGCTGGGCCTCACGCATCCTCTTCGCCATCTCTTGATCGTACTCGTAGGTGCGGCGCACAGCCTGCTCCATGCTGACCTTGTTAAGTTGCTCGGGACGGATGCGGCCTTCAGCTACGTCTTGGCGCAGGACGTCGATGATGTGGTCAAAACCAAGGTAGCCGCCATGCAGGTCGTCGTTTGCCATGTACACCTTGGTCTCGTCTGGGACATTAGCCATCCATGGCTCGGTGATGTCCTTCTTGAACAGGTGCGACAAATTGCGCATTGTGCCCACATCTGTAGGCTCGATGGCTGTGTCAGTCTTGATCTCCCAGCCTTGGGCCTCTGGTGACTTACCCATGCCCTCTGCTGGGAATCCCGCTTTGCGGCGAGCCACCTCTAGGCGCTCTGGAACCCAGTCAGCCTCCCGGCGCAACTCCTCGGCGGGGAAATGAGTGACGCCCTCTTCAGCCAAGCGACGGATGGGGTCTTCAGGCGTGCCCATCTCCTTCTTGACATAGTTGGTCAGGTTGCGGTCAATCCAATTGTTCAGCGCAACCTCTTGCTCCAAGTGCGGAAAGGCTCGTTCAACCGATACTCGCGTCTCTGGCGACATAAGAGCAACGGCGTCTGGCGGATAAACGCGACGCATCTCCTCCAAGTTCTCTGCGGCTTTCTTGTTGCGCTTTAATGGAGACAAATTCTTTTCTACTGCGCCAGCTTCCCAGTTGCCGCCCTTGGGCTTGACCACGTTGGACCGGCTACCCTGAGCCAAGCCTGACAGGACGTCAGCGCCAGCACCGCCACGCTCCATGATCTGGGGGACAACCTTTTCAGCCATGCGCTCACCAGCACGGGCAGCGTTCAGAGCACCCCTTGCGCCTGCCTTGACGCCACGGATGGCAGGGCCGATGTTGGCAGAGCCACCGCCCAAGATGCCAAGACCAGAGGCAAACTGACCAGCCGGGGTTTCAGTGCCGAACGGCAGGCTCTTGAGGACGTCTTCCGATCCGTAGGGGATCTTGTACAGGTCCTTGTCAGTCACCGCTGAGTACACCGCACCCGGGATGTTCAGGATGTCGGCAGGCATACCAACAAAGCCAGCGACAGCACCACGAGCCAGATCCACGGGGAAGCTCTTTGCAGCCTCTCGGTCCTGCCTGTCCTCACGGCGCTTGCCAATCATGGGGGTGATGCCGAAAGCAGCGCGTTCGGGGTCACCGTACATCATGTCGGCCAGCTTCTTGCCGGTGGTCTTCTTTGTCGCCATGGTCGAGCCTCAGGGTGTTGATTCCCTTGGATTATGCCTTCGGGGGTTTGTCAAGTCCACCCTGGACATAGCTACCCCGGGTGACCCTGCTCTGAGGTTCAGTCTCCACCTGTGAGGCTCTTCTGTCCATCCACGGGCCAAGTGCGCTTGACGGGTTAATTCATCGGGATGTCTGCTCTGGGGCTGGTCACCTATCAGACATGCCTGCGCCAGTCCCTTAACCAAGGCTGGCACGAATCGGTTGGTCTTGCCGACTCGCTTGTCTTTTGTGGGTGCCGGAGATTTCTGCCGCATCAGCTTACGCGCCCTGACGGCTGCTGATGGAAGGATGGCGCACGGCCATGAAAAAAGCCGCTTGCTGCTGCTCTCCGGTGGTAGCCTTTCCGAACGACCCTCCCACTGAGGGCATCTGGAAAGGCGGAGAGCATGAGCAAACGGCCTTGATTTTTCGTCACCTACCACAGCAACGCCTCCATTATTGCACAGGCTTTGTGGGTCTTGTCAAGCCCGGGCAAGTCTTGCACCGCTTTACCCCTTGGCAGACCCCAAGCACCTCACACCGCGTAGGGGTTTTCTTTGCGGCGGTGTTCCCAGCCTGCGTCGATGACGTCGTCTTGGTCATATGCCTCCGGCGGTGGTGGGTCGATGTTCAGCCAGCCAGCGTCTCTCAGGTAGCGCAGGGCTTGGCTCATGGCGTCACAGTAGTCGTCGTGGGTCGTCTCGGGGAAGGAGCAGATCTGGCTGACCATGCCCTCGGCCCAGTCCCTGACGAAACCCTTACGGTTGCTGCTCTCAGGAACCCACACCCTTCCAGCCCGGATGATGTTCGCCACGATGGACAGCCGCTGGACCTTGTCAGCCCTTCCCGGGTTGTAGGCACGGACGAAGACGTGGGCACGCTGCAAGTCTTGGATCAGGGAGATGCCCGAGGCTTTCTCCTCCACCAGCACCAGATCCACCCTCCGGGCATCCTTGCCGTCGCCGTAGACCACCTCGTACTCATCAAGCACCTTGTCCTTCATGTCAGGGTACTGTAAGCGGTCTTGCCATGCGTCCATCACCAGCACGGACATCCCGCCGTCCTGAGGCTTGAACACCCCGAAGCTGATACAGGCTGTCGGGTCGTTCTGAGCTTTCTCGGTGAAGGCGCAGTCGTAGCTCTGAAGGATGAACTCCAGCTTGGGCAGCGGCTTCTCGGCAGGCCAGAGCTTGAACCAGTCCCGCTTGACGATGCCGCCCTCCTCAGGGTCAAGGATCTCGGCGTAGATCTCCTGCTGCCCGAGCTTGGTCCCCTCGTACTGCATGATCTGCTTGCGGAAGTTGTCCGACAAGTTGTTGATGTTGGCGTAGGTCGAGGCGGTTGTCAGGTGGACGTCGTCTCCCTCCCTGCCAACCAGTTCAACGATCAGGTCCTTGGGTCGGGGGGTGGTGGTGCATATCAGGCGGGTCTTCCAGTCAGCGTCCACCTTCAGGCGCATACCGAACATGATCTGGTCCCACGCCTCTTGGAGGTAGTCCCAAGCAGCCAGCTCGTCACACCAGCCCCCATGGAACTGCGGACCCCGGAAGCGCTCAGGCTCAGAAGCTGGAATGCCCTTGATCAGGGAGCCGTTGACCAGCTTCAGCTCGTGCATCTGCTTGTTGTAGTCAGCGATCAGTATCTTGGGGATGACGGCCAAGAGACCAGAGTCACCCTCAAAGCAGGTGGCCCGGACGTCAGCGCTCGTGGGGGCGGAGACCAGCCACCGAGTCCCGGGGAACTCCCATGCCCACCACCAGATCTGCTCGGCAGCGGTGCGGGTCTTACCGGCTCCACGCCCAGCCAGTAGCAGCCAGATCGACCACCAGTCACCGTGGGGCAGGACTTGGTGGTCGTGCGCCTCTGTCAGCCACTTGGCCCTCTTGGCGAAAGCCATCTTGTGGGTGTCAGGCGCAATTGACAGGGCTTGCAGGACTTCCGGGTCTTGCAGAGTCGCCAGCAGGTCACTCATTGGCGGTCTGGCGCTTCAGCTCAAGGTTTTTCACAGCAGCAGCCAAGATGTCCAAGGCGTTGTTCTGGACCTCCAGCGGGGCTTCAGAGTCACCAGCAAGGATCTGGCGGTCGCCGTACTTCCTTGGCTTGAGCTTCATGGCGATCCATTTGCGGGTGTCGATCCGGTTCCTCTGCCATTGAAGGAAAGCCCCATCCAGCTTGTGCTCGATCAACTCCCCGGTGCGCTTGTCCACAACCGGGATGATCTCTGGCTGCTCATCGGCAATGGCGAGGATCTCATCGGCTAGGGTGTCGGCCTGATCTTCTCTTGCGCGTGTATACATGTCGCAGAAAGCGGGGTCGGCAGCCAACCACCGATACACCGTAGCCCTGTCTGGCATCTCCTCGTCTAGTGTGATGCTCTTGAGACTCTCTCCCTCTGAGATCCTCACACAGATAATGTCTGCTATGTGCTGGGTGAAGGATGATGGTCTGCCCATCTTCTTTTCTTTTGCGGGGAGGAGTTCGGGTTTACCCTTACTGGCTGCTTCTTCGAGGATTTGAGCGATTGAAGGCATCGGGGGTGTGTCTACCCCTTCTTGCGTGGAGTTATCGCCCTGTGGGGCTGATTTGGTGCTTTTGCGTGGCATCTCGTACTTTCAGAGACATATGGATGCCTGAAGTTTACCCTGATGTTCAAGTACGGTGCAAATTGGGTGTTGGTGGCGTGGGAGTCGAACCCACCAGTTCGCACTGATCACATCGGAATCAAACCGACCCTCTCACCAACACGGCTGAACCCGTTTGCATCACTGCGCCCAAGACTTGGCTTGAGAACTCCGCAAAAAGGCCCATGCGTGTTGACCCCCGGCTTCCCGGGGGCTGTCTGTCAGAAATTGTAGGTCAAATCACCTTTGGGCGCTGGATCACAGTCTGCTTGATGCCGTTGTAAACGGTGTAATCCTTGACGCTGGCTTTGATGGTGTTGGTGTCGCCCTTATCGCCAATGTTGGTGCGTCCCTTGTAAGTGATGGCGTTGCCCTGCTCATCGCAAGCAATCGTGATGTAGTTGGTTCCGAACTGGGTCTCCAGCACAAAAACGCGCTCAACGGTAATGGTCAGTGTGACCTTGTCACCCACAGAGCCGATGTGCTGGCTGTTAGCTCGTGCCGCCTCAATGCGGTCGATCACGGCAAAGCAGGACTCCACAGCCTCAAGCTGACCCTGTGTAAGGCTACCCCACTGAGCCAAGCTGTACACCATGCCTTGCAAGAAGCTGTTTGTGCCCTCATAGCTCGTCAAACGGGTCACCAAGGCGCTGTTGGCATCACGCCATGCTTGGGTAGCCTCTTGGCGTTCGGCAGCCTTCTGAGCGCGTTCAGCGGCGATTTGAGCCTGACGTGCTGCACGGCGTGACTGAGCACCAGCCTGACGGCGTGCGCGGGTGTGAGCTGCACGGACCTTCTCAAAGCCCTCGATGCCCCAGCCAGTCTTCGCAACACAATCGCAGCCAACCTTAAACTGCTTTGCACCAGCAACGCTGCCCTTGATCCAGAACTCCCAGCGGATGCCAGTGCCGCAATAGTCGCAGCAGCCACCAGCTTTGGTTGTACCGTCTGGCAAGGCAAACACGTTCTCGGTGACGTGCGTGCAAGAGAAGGGAGCTTTACCGAGACCAGTTTTTTCAAATGGATGTGTCATGGCGCGTCTTTCAGTTACCCGGCTCAGATGCCGTATGCGTATTTGAACAGAAAATTCAATCCACATCAATACCCATATTATTTGCTTGGTTATTTTGTTCAACATCCTCCCATCTGAGGTACGCCAGCAGCTCGATGGCCGTCATCTGCGGGTGGCGCTCGATCTGGGTCAGGACGAATTCGTACCCGTCGTTGAAGCCCTTGATGTATTCGCTCATGGTGGTCTCGTTCATGCTTGCTTCTCCAAAACAATCTTCTCCAGCTTCTCCACGGCGATGCACAGGTTTTCGTGCAGGTAGTCAGGGAGCATGGTCTTTGTGCTGAACGCCCAGCTCTCCATCGCGGACAGCAACTTGATCAGTTTGATGGCGTCTTCTTTGGTCATACTTGCTTCTCCTTCAGTGTTGCAAAGATGCTCTTGCCGCATCGCTTACATTCAAAAATGTAGTGGTTGGGTGTTCGGTACTTGCTGCCGAAACTGCTTGGCTCCCAGCGGTGTTTACAGGTCGTCGTCATCTTCCACCTTCATGTGGTCCAGCAGCAGTTGCGCTTTGGCGATCTCAAGGCATCCGATGGCTGTTGCCACCATCAGCGTCTCGTCATACTTATGTATCACCTCCAGCAGTTCATCCACCAGCTTCTGGGACAGCGATCCTTGGTAGTCGTAGGTCATGTGTTCTCCTTGATAGCGTAGTCGTGAAATATCGCACCTTTGCTGGCATCTCCCACCTTGCAAGACTTCACCCAGACATTCTTACCACTTGCAAGCCTCCGCAAATGACCACGGCGGTCATGCAAGCGAGGTGATGCGTGTGTACCCCCCTTACCCTCTGATCGAGGTTTTGCTGGCTCAATCCAGACCGTTGTCCAATCGTAGGTTGGCAATTTCCCTTGCTGAATCTTGCGGCGGTTGGTGAACGTGTCGCGCACCGATGGGGTGTATGCCTCCATGCGAC